CTTGCGTCCGGCCGTGCCTTCCTGGCCGAGTTTGCAGACGATTGCGATTGCCGCGGCACCAAGTTGTCCGACTTTTTCCGAAATTGCTTCATCGACGCGCTTGTCGCGGGCCGGAGTCATGTTCTGATTGACTTTCCCCGATCCCCGGAGCAGCCTCAGAACCGGGCTGAGGAAGATCGGGCTGGCTTATCGCGTGCGTTTCTAGTTCGGTATCAGAGCGAGGAGCTAATCAACTGGAGCCGAAATGAACGCGACGACTACGATTGGGTGGTTCTCCGGCACCACATAGAACGCCAGCCGGACCTCAATTCGCTATCTGTTGTTCACGAGACGCGCTGGCACTACTACGATCGGACCAGCTATAAGACTTACCGGCGCGTGGAAGACGGCAATGGCAAGGCCCACATTGAACTGATCGCGGAAGGGACTCACGGTCTTGCAAGGGAGAAGCGCGTGCCGATTTTCGATTTAGTGGTAACGGACGGTCTTTGGCTGATGAATAAGGCCGCTCGCCTGCAACTGGAACACTTCAACAAGTCGAATGCGCTCGGGTGGGCCATCACGATGGGTTTGTTCGCGATGCCGGTCATCTACACCGATCGCGAATGGGATCAGATTGTAGGAGAGAGTTACTTTATCCAACTGGGTCCGGGTGACAAGTTTGGATGGACCGAGCCGGATGGAAAAGTTTACCAGATCGCCGCCGCGAATCTTGAGACCTTGAAAGAAGAGATCTATCGCGTCTGCTATCTCTCCCAAGCGTCCGGAGAGATGAACAGCGGTCACGCGGTTTCCGCAATCAGCAAGCAGCTGGATTTCACGATCACCGAAGAGATCCTGCGTGCTTACGGCGCCATGGTCAAGGGATGCATCCGGCGAGTCATGTCCGCTATCAGCGAGGCGCGGGAAGATGGGGCAGCCATTTCCGTCACCGGCCTTGACGAGTTGGATATCGCCGACTTCAGCAGTGAACTGCAGCAGGCAACCAGCCTTCTTCAGTTAGGAATTGAATCGCCGACACTGAAGCGGGAAATTTTCCAGCGCCTCGCGTGTAAATATCTCGACGACGCGCGGCAAGAGACGAAAGACCAGATTGCGCGCGAGATCGAAGCGCAGTTGAGCTAAGCGGAGGAAGTTCATGTCAGACTACACACCGACTGAGAAGGACCAGACGAATCCTCCCGATATACGGGAAATTGTCAGACAAGCGATTCACGAGTTCGTTGCCGCCGAGCAGCGCAAAGCGGAGCCCGCGCACAAAGCCGAATTGCAGGAGGAGCGCAAGCGGCGCGAGAGCCTCGAAACTCGTCTCAATCAGCTCGTCGAGGAGAATCGCAAGGCCCGGGCGATGGCCGAAGAGGCGGACCGGAATGCGCAAATACGCAGCGAGCTCCAACGCCTCGGAGTTTCCAAAATCGACCTGGCTTTCAAAGCAATCAAGGACGATATTGTGCGCACTGAGGACGGACGCTTACAGGCGAGGGGGCCTGAGGCGAGACCGCTTCAGGAGTACGTTGCGGATTTTGTGCAGGAAAATCCGGAACTGTTGCCGGCTCGAATTGCCGGAGGTAGCGGTGCGCCCTCTCCATCTCGAAATCCCGCGCACACCGATGGTGCCGGTATCGAACTCGAAAAGATTAAGCCTGGGATGAACAAGGACGAACTCGAACGCGTGCGTCAACATATCTCGCGTTTGGCGACCCAGGCCTTACGTGGCGCCTAACGGCCGAAGCAGGAGCTCGGCCTAACGTGTCGCGATTGGTGCCTGCTGCTGTCGAGACAGGCGTAACGCCTCAACGGCGGGTGCAAAGAGTGATATCCGCTTTGAGGGTACGCGGTATAGAAATGTACCGCTCTTTTTCTTAGGAGACTAAATGTCAATCATTACCTCTGCCAACCTTGCAAATGCGATCGTCAAGCTCGTTGCTGCAGACGCGCTACCTGCTCTGATGGGAAATCTCGTCATGGGCAACCTGGTGAATCGTGATTATGAACCTGTGTTAGCGCACGCTGGCGATGCAGTCAACGTCCCGATTCCGCCGGTTCTTGTCGCGAATAACATCGCGGAGGGTGGCACCGTCCAGCCTCAGAACCCGAATCTAGGTAACGCACAAATAGTTCTGAACACACACGCTGAGGCATCGTTTCAGATTCCGGACGTGACCAAGGCGCTCGCCTATCCGGAGCTGCTCAAGGCATACATGCAGCCGGCGGTCATCGCGATTGCCGAACGGGTGGAGACGGACCTCCTTAACCTTTACAGCCAGTTCACTGCAAATGCGCCTGTTGGCACAGCCGGAACGGCGGTGACCGAGGCGGTCATCGATGCCGCTGAGACAGCTCTGTTCAGCGCGAAGGTGCCGCCGGCCGCGCCAAAGTATCTGGTGGTCGACTCGAATACCTATTCCCAAATCCGCCAGATTCCTCGTTTCAGCGAGTATTATTCTTCGGGCGAAGCGGGCCTGAAGGCTCTGGTCGAAGGCAATGTCGGCAAGATGAAAGATTTCTTCATCTTCCGGTCGCAATTCGTTCAAACCACAGGCGGTGCTGCCGCTCCGAACACGCACAATCTCGCTTTCACTCGCGACGCGGTGGGGCTCGTGGTCCGTCGTTTGCCCCAGCCGCTTCCGGGTACGGGTGCAGTGGCGGAATATGCCGAAATGGGCAACTTCGGACTCCGGATTGTAATGAGCTATCAGCCGAACACGCTCGCGCAGCAATTCACGGTCGACGTGCTCTACGGCTGCGGCGTGCTGCGCAACAACTTTGCTGTGCAGGTCAACAGCTAGCTGTAGCATCAGGAAAATCTACCCAGGGGAGCCAAAAAGCTCCCCTTTTTTATTCAGGAGCAAGCGATGGATCTCAAACAGTATTTCCGAAAAGTGCGAGAAGCGGAGGCCACAATTACGGAACCATACCCGCTCGTCTTCAGCCTTGAAACTTCCGACGGCGGCAAACCTGGGGTCGTCTGCCAAGTATCCCGAGAGGCAGCGGCGAAGATGATCGTCGAAGGGCGCTCAAGGCTCGCCAACGAAGCAGAAGAAAAGCAGTATCGCGAACAGCAGGCCCTGGCGAAAGCCGTAGCAGAAAAGGCTGAATTGGCGAAGCGCGTTCAAGTTGCGATCGTCGCCGAACCTCACAAGCCGGTTGACTTGCCGGAACAGGTCAAGAGTCCAGCGACAAAGAAATAGCAGGCTATGGCGTTATTCACTGACACAAATATCGTGACCGAGAGCGACCTCGTTACCTATGAAAGCTCTTTGGACTCAGTTGCTACGTCTCAACGAATCAATGTACAAACTAAGATCGAGCTCGCTACGAGCGCGATCGGCGACAAGCTCTTGCTCTGGCTGTCGAACGTCGGAACCTCCGATCCGCAATGGCTGAATCGCCGTCTGCTTGGATTGTCGACTGTTGTTGTTACTTCGCCACTGCACCGTTGGCTCTGCTTTGACGCGTTGTCCCGATTCTTTGCGGAGGCTTATAGCTTGCAGTTGAATACCCGCTTTCAAGCCAAGCTGGCGGAATATCAGCAGGAAGCTAAACAAGCTGCCAACGCGTATTTTCTTTCGGGCACGGGCATCGTTTACAACCCGCTACCTAGGCCTAGTGTGCCGCTCGTATCCATTCAGACTGGTACTATTCCGGCGCAGGCGATGTTCATCCAGACCGCTTGGGTTGATTCGTTGGGTGAAGAAAGCGCGCTGAGTCCGGTAAATGGCGTCGTCCTGACAGACAACTCTGGCGCGGCGGCTGCGATGGCCGAGGGTGCGTTGAAAGCCCCGCCAGGGGCTGCCGGTTGGAACATTTACGCGAGTTCGAGCCAGAGCGGGCTTACGCGTCAGAATTCCTCGCCGTTGGCAGTCGGTTCTACTTGGGAGATGCCATCGTCCGGACTTATTCAGGGTCCGGATCCTATCGGCGGACAGCGGCCAAACTTTTACATTACCCTTTCAAGGCAGATCAGACGAGGTTGATATGCTGCCGCTATCCCTTCTCGCCGCGACTAAAATAAGCAATCTACTGACCAGCAGCAACGCCCTCCAGGAACAGATCAGCAGCCTGGCCTCTTCCGCGCAATCTGACATTCCGGTTATCAACAGTACTCACGTTGTTCTAAGTTCGGCCTCACCTGATCTGGCAGATATGAATGCCCAATTAGGCTATCCGCGAGTCTGTCTATATTGCAACGCAATCCAGAACAAACAGAGTGAGAAATTCCGCTCATTTTCCGGTACGATCGCCGCGGTCGCGGAGGTTTGGGCCAGCGCCAACCTCGTCACGCAGGTCGACCAGTGGATTCACTTCTACGTCGAGGCATTAACGGAACTCTTACGTGCTCAAAGAGGCGACTGGGGAGACGGCTTTTTCTTCTCCGGAAAATATGACGTCCAGTTTCAGCCACCAAAATCCGGGGGATTAGGCTTTGTTCAATCGGCAAAAGTGACGTGCACCTTCAACGTGAGCATTACATAGGGAATCGTAATGGGCAACTACATTTCATCGAACGCGAACAGATTCTATACCGCAGTTGAATCAACCTACGGTCAAGCTTCAACAGTGACCGCAGCCAACCGGTTTCCGGCGGTGGAACTGCAGGCACACCAGACACTGCAGTATTTGAAGCGACTGGATAAAACGGGCACCAGAACCTATCTTGGTACGTCGAAGGACGCACGGCGGCAGACTGCGTTTCTCCTTCGCACATACCTGACTTCCTGGAATGGCAGCGGACAACCTGCCTACGGGCCGCTGTTTCAGGCTGCCCTCGGGGGCGTGCCAGTATCCAACTCCGGCCTCCTGGTAAGCGGAGTCCAGAACGGGACGCAGATTGCAACAACGAGCGCGCATGGCCTTTCAGCCGGCGCATCCGTTGCATTTGGTAATGAGATTCGTTTCGTTACGAACGTAATGGATGCCCTTACTTTTGATCTGAATGCTCCGTTCTCCACAACGCCCAATGCGAACTCAGCGCTCGCCCCATCGATTTCGTATCCGCTCGGGACGACGCTGCCGAGTCTCAGCCTGTACGATTATTGGGATCCGGTTACCGCTGTAAGCCGCCTTATTACCGGCGTCGCGGTCAATGAATTTCAAGTGTCGGTCAACGGGGACTATCACGGATTTGCCTTTTCCGGCCCCGCTGCGGATTTGCTGGACTCAAATAGCTTTGCCAATAGTCAGGCAGGCCTTTCGAATTTCCCTTCGGAGCCAGCCCTCGCTGCATTTGACTACTCGATTGTTCCCGGACACCTCGGAGAGGTGTGGCTGGGCGGCGCGAATCAATTCTTTACTCTGACCGGCGCCACCATCGCGGTGAAGAATAACCTCGATGTACGCAACCGGGAGTACGGATCCTCCTATCCTCTGGCGATTGTGCCCGGTCAGCGGCAAGTCGTTTCGGAATTCACGCTCTTCGCGCAGGACGACGCCCAAACCAAAGCGTTATATGGTGCTGCAAAGCAACGAAACCCGGTCCCGGCCATGTTGCAGCTTGGTCAGCAACAAGGCCAATTGTTTGGCATCTTCATGCCACAGATCGTTCCCGAAATTCCGAACTTTGATGACTCGGAGACCAGGCTCCAGTGGCAGTTCAAGAATAATCTCGCACAAGGTTTTGCTAATGACGAAATTTACATCGCCTTCGCCTAGGTCGTGTTCCTACTCGACCGTTGTCTGGCAGGAAAGCTCAGTTCTGCCCGGCGTCCGTTTCGCAGTACGCCGCAGTTCGCTATCGCAACGCATCGAACTCGCTAACCGTGTCCGCGAATTGACACTAAGAAACGAGTTCCTTCGCGCTGGTGATGCAGCAGATCAGTTGGAGGCGTCGCTGGCTGATTTGCTGGCGCGCAGGGTCTATCTGCAATGGGGACTTGCCGAGATAAAGGGATTGTCCATAGACGGGCTGCCGGCGGAGGTCGAACTGGCTATTGAAAAGGGGCCAGAAGATCTTCTGGAGGAAGCGATCGGGGCCATCCGTTCGGCGACAGGCCTCTCGGAAGACGAAAGAAAAAACTTCTAATCGCATTCCATTTCCAGTTCTCGTCGCCGTCCGCGTGGAAATGCGATAGCTGTCGTGCAAGCGGTCTGGCAAAGGCCCGGAATTGCGGCTTCCTCCATCACGGTGAGCGGGAAGGAGCCCGGGCCGTATGGGCACGTGGAAGGCTGTTCTCCATCCAGTGCCCGAAATCAATCATCACAACACAAAGCTCTTCTTACCTCGAGCAGTTTCTCATCTGGAAAGACCAGGGCGGTGGCTCGCTTTTTGACATGGACTCAAAGTGCGCCGAAGCGCTCCTGATTCTGGAGAGCGAATGGCAGGCGGAAAGACAATATGGCCAACGCGAATAAATTCTTGAGAACAGTTGTAAGTGGATTCGGTAGCCGGACAGATCGGGCAAGCTCGCTTTCAATGACCAATTTGATAAGTTCAACGCTGTCTCCGGCTGGTTCTTCATCGCCTGATGGCGTAAAGCCTGGGAGCGTGCAGGATCTGAAACACCTTGCTATCGGCGGCGAGCTTTCGCCCATAGGCATCCAATTCGGCTCGCCCTCCAGCTTACGAAACAGCACTTCTTCCATAACCGGTGCCTGGAGTGGGTTATTGAGTCAAACGGCGTCCAGCGGAGTCGCGAGTGCTGCCGGTGGCGGTGGGCTGAATATTCTAGGCAGCCTCGGCGGCGTCGGTGGGGTGCTCTCCGGTCTATCCCGTCTTTTCGGCGGAATAAGCACGCCTCCGCCTTTGGTTGAGTTCGAGCTTCCCGATTCACACCAGCAGACGGTTTATGTCAGGGCGAACGGCCATGCTGTGTACGACGGAGTCGCGGTTGAAGCGCAAAGCGTTTCAAAGGACACTGCGGGGATCTACGCGACTGGCGCGCCGACGCCGGCTCAACCGGCTTCACCCGCACAAAATGTTCAGTATCAAAGCATGCAGATCGCCCAGGCCGTTAAGCAGGCTCTGCTCAACTCCAGTTCGCTGAACGACGTTATTGCGGAGATCTGAAGTGGCCACTTTTCCAAGCCTTAGTACCGGAGCTGTAACCCAATATCCACTCGGGGGGAATCTGGGGCAGGGAGCTCAAGTTATTCGTTTCCTCGACGGGGCCGACCAGCGATACCTCACACAAAGCCGGATGTTGCGGCAATGGCAGATCCGGCTCGATCTGCTGACTGAAGATGAAATCGGGCAGCTTGAGGCGTTTTTCATAGCGAATCAGGGTGATTACTCCCCGTTTGCATTTCCGGACCCTTATACCGGGTCTGCCGTTCCGAACTGCCGATTTGGTGGTCCGAGCTTCGTGAGCGGATATTTCGGCGTCGATGTGAGTTCCACCTTGTTCTGGGTGATCGAAACCAATGGCTAGTCTCTTTTTTCCGCAGCTGTCATCGGGGGCGATCGCTCAGTATCCCATTCGGAAAACACGCCTCTTCCGGACAATCAAGAATGTCCTCCCGAGTGGAGACATGATTTTGCTCCCGGACGCAGCAGCTCGAAGGCTCGTGTGGCAACTCGCATACAGTGCGCTGTCTTCTTCGGATCTCCAACTGTTGACATCTCTGTTTGCCGCTTGCGCTGGCACCTTGCGCTCCTTTACCTTCATTGATCCAACAGACAATATGCTGGCATTCAGCACGAACCTGCAAGCACCTGTATGGTCGACTTCACCCCAGATTGTGGTACGGGGCGGTGCGCCCGATCCGTACGGAGGCACAACCGCCTTCGTGCTGACAAACAACGGGCAAGCTGTTCAGACGATTACACAAACTCTCAATGTTCCAGCGGCATATCAGTACTGCTTCTCGATCTACGCGATGAGCAGCGCTTCCGCTCAAATCGTGCTGTCGAGGCAGGGCTCCGCGGCGCAGGCTGAAGCGACGATACCCATCAGCTCCGCATGGAACCGGATCGCCGGTGCAGGCGTACTGAACGACCTGGGGACCAAACTGACTGTTGGAGTGCAACTGGCCCCTGGCCAGCAAGTCACTGTTTATGGGCCACAACTCGAAGCGCAAATTGCTCCATCGCGGTACCGCCCAACAGCTCAGAAGGGTGGCGTCTATGCGACTGCTCACTGGGGACTCGATCAGTTTCCGGTGACAGCACAGGCGCCCAACTTATTCGCAACGGAATTCAGCATCGAAACCGCCATTGAGGATTGATACATGGCCACCATCAATCAGGTCAAGCAACTCGCAGAAACCGACACACCGCTCTTGTTCTTTCAGTGCGTTTTACCATCAGGCGATGCGGAATATTGGAGCACGCATCCTATCGTTCTTAACGGGCAGCAGTATTCCGCACGCGTCCTGAAGCACAATCTATTCGATCTGCAAGTGGCCGCCGACGACGCAATGGACGGCATCTCTCAGCTATCGCTTGTTCTAGCGAACGCGGACTCGCTGCTCTCCGAACTCAACGCCGAAATGGGCCTGAAAGGAACACAACTTACTGTCTATTTTGCTTTCGTTGACCTCCCTTCTCAGACAATTACGACCGAAAGTACAGCGCTGTTTCGAGGTATTGCCGGAGACCCGGATGAGATTACTGAAGACTCGCTGACCCTCAGTTTTACGAGCAAGCTGAGCCTGCAGCGAATTCCCGTTCCTGAGGTTCGAATTCAACGATCCTGCCCTTGGACTTTTCCCGTAACGCTCGATCAGAGAATGGAAGCCGTGAATGGTGGTGATCAAGGGAGGTACTCTCGCTTTTTCCGGTGCGGGTATTCCGCCGACGTCGCGGGAGGCGCCGGTACCCTTACAGCCGGCCAGGCGTTTACCTCCTGCGACCATTCGCGATTGCAATGTAGTCAACGGGGAATGTTCGATACTGATGCGCACGGAAATGTGACCCGTCGTTTTGGCGGTGTTGAATTCGTCCCGTCCGCGATCATGGTTCGCACCGCCGGCGACAAGACATCTCACTTGTCTCCGTTGCTTGATAATGCCGCGAAGTATAACGATCCCGTGCCAATCGTTTACGGAACAGGCTGGCTCAAAGCGCCGATCGTATTCTCCCGAAACGATGGCAACCTGACGCACATGGAGGCCCTGCTCGGCATGGGGATGATCCAGGGCGTTTTAAAGGTCGTTGTGAACGATATCGAGATCCCGCAGGTCGTCGCGGGGCAAGACATGACCAACACTGGCTGGTTCAGCGCGGTCACAACAGGTGCTCGGCAAGGTAACTTTAATCTCGATTTCACGGATTCAAGCGGTAACCCGCAAGGGGATCCCTACGGCAGCATGTCGATTCTTTCAATCGTCGTGCCAAATCGGATTAGCAGCGGGCGATCGTTGCCAAAGGTCGAGGTGTTGTTGCAGGGCGTTCAGATTGACGTATACAATCCCGACGGCAGTTTTCAGGCGACTACTTTTACGAACAATCCCGCTTGGGTAATTCTTGATATTTTGCTGCGCTGCGGCTGGTCGATCACAGATCTGAACCTCCCCGCTTTTGCGGCTTCGGCGTCGTTCTGCGATCAACTGATCAGCACGATCGATCTGAATGGAAACCCGCTGCAGGTACCGCGGTATGAGTGCAACCTCATCCTGACGAAGCGGCAAAGCGCGGCAACCGTCGTGCGCGGGATTCGGGTTGCCTCTAGCCTTATGCTGCGTTACGGCGTCACCGGCTTACTGGAGCTTCTGCCAGAGACGACCCTGGCTGCTCAGCAACCCACACTGCCCGACGGCGCGAACAGCACTGAACCGCTCTTTGGAGGTTGGCCCGTTTATGAGTTCAGCGATGCGTCCGGACCTTTTTCAGGTATTGTTCGCAACCCTAATGGAACGTCTAGTGTGCGCCTCAGTTCACGAAGTATCGCCGAAACGTCGAATCGCCTCAGTGTGGAGTTTCAGGATGAGTCGAACGAATACCAGCAGGACAGTCTGTCCGTTGTAGACGCCGACGATTCCGCGCTGATAGGTTACGAAATCAGTAGCCAATCTACGGCGCTCGGAATTGCCAATTTCAGTCAAGCTACTCGAGTGTTGTTGCGGCAGTTGGATAAGTCCACTAAGGGAAACTTGTTCATCGAATTCCAGACGAGCTTTCGTGCTCTGAAGGTGCGTCCGGGCGACATTATCGCCATCACCTACGCGAAAGAGGGATTGACACGAGCTCCATTCCGCGTCGTCAGACTTTCGCCGTCGATGAACTACCAGCTCGTAACGATTCTGGCGCAAATCCATAATGACGATTGGTACAGCGATAACCCGGCGGTTCTAATGAATGCTGGCCGCCAGCCTGCGGCGCAGATTCAAACGCCTCGCCCTCTCATCGGGCTCACCGCTCACAATAGTCCAAGCGGCTTTTTTGAATTTTTCGATTTCGCCGTCGCCGAATCAATTCAGGCGCAGAGCGACGGAACGGCCACGGACATCCTTACGGTCTTGTTTTCGCAGCCCGTCAAGCCACACATGAATTCTCCAAACCTACCCTTGCTGAGCTTGGCGACCCAAACTGGGGCCACCGGTGGATCTCTCGCTGGTGGAGCGAGTTTGTACTACGCTGTCACATCCGTTGACGCTGCTGGAAACGAAGGGCCGCTATCATTTACCGTGCCCGTCTCAGTGCCCCAGGGGAGCAATACCAATACGGTTACCATTACGGGGCTCAGCTTTCCCGTGGGGACCGCATCGTTCAACGTATATAGGGGAACGACACCGCAATTGCTCTATCAAATTGCCCGAAATGCTGAGGTGAGCTCGAGTTATACCGATATCGGCCTTCCACCGCAACCGTCCGGTCCGCCTGATGCCAGTTTTGACCACGCAAACTTCTACTATCGCTATGAATACGCAGGTCCGTTCCCTGCTGATATTTTCTCTGCCATGACGATCGGCTGGAGCGATATGGGTGCCGGCAATGTCAGGTATGCCGGAAGAGTCGTCCGGATTATTGAAGGTACAGGTGCGGGCCAGGAACGCTCCATTTCATCCAATAACGAAACTACCCTGACGATAGCGTCAACCTGGTCGGTTATTCCGGATACGACGAGCGTCTTTGTTATCGCGGACGCATCATGGAGATTCGCAGCTATTTCGAATCGCAGCCCCGTCCACTTCGAGATTCCTTATCAGGCAGGTGCGACCATCCAAATCTCGGGCCGAGCTGCGAATGTGAATAATCTGGAAGCCTCGCCTGACCTGTGCCCCCTGACACGCTGGAGTTTGGGCGGTGAACAAAGTGATGTGGGTATTCCCATGGCCCCTGAATTCGTGCTGGCAGCCTCCGGCGCAGGGGAGTTGACACTCTCCGGAGTTGGATTTGCCGATCTCACAAACACATCCTCCATCACCAGTGGGACGCTCCAGGTCTCCTACTGGAACGAATTACTGACCCCTAGTCCGTATGTACTCGCGGCGCCTCTGGACATGAATACTGATACGGTCCAGCTTGTAAAAATTCCGGTTACGCAGCCCGGCGCGCTGATTCAGATCGGCACCGAACTGATGAGCGTTCTCTCGGTTGAACCGGCCAATAACAGCTACACGGTTGTAAGAAACGCACTCGCCTCGGCTTCCACCACACACAACGCAGGCGACGCAGTGCTTCATCTAGATACCTCGACTTTAATTGTTCCGTTCTCTCCAGGTTTCTTTGAGAACCGTGCTTCCAGTAACTATCTACACATCGCGAGTCTGCCGGATGTCCGAATCAGTGCTGCGGAGTTCTTTGTCACCAACTCGTTCGGCGAGAGCGAGGCAACTCAGCTTTGCTATACCGCAGGTCCTGACGGCGGACTAAGAACTCTTTCAGGTGGACAATTCTCTATCCAGGTGAGCGGGTATCTGGCAACGCAGCAGAACGCTGCTCCGCCTCTTATCGTCGAAGCTTCGCACGCGGTGCGCGACATACGAGCATCGGTCAGCCAGCCGGCCATTGGTTACACGCTCCTGATTGATGTTCTGCAAAATGGTTCGCTTTACTGCAGTCTGGCGATTCCGTCGAACAGCACGACATCCAATCCACTGGTCGATGGCGTCACGCTGCCTCCCTTACAGGAGGGCGCTTCGCTCACCGTGAATGTCACGCTCAGTGTCGAACTTAATGGGCAGACGTCACTGAGTCCCGGCCGGGATCTTACTGTAACCATCCGTCTCTAAGTCGATGCCTGAACAACTCTATAAATTGACTCCGGATCGGGATCTGCAGTGCTACTTTCTCACGCCGTCGGCGATTGCGGCCATGAGCCAGGCGAGCGACTCGGGATTCGTTCTCTCCGGCAAGTGGCGGCAGCAGTTCGACTGGGCAGTGGTCGAATGGAATCGCAATAACGTGTTTGAACATCCCGCTCTTCGGAATTTGCCGAATGGCGATCTTAGTGGCCTTGTCCTTACGTACCAGGAGGCGCGGATCGGCTGTATTCCGATTGAATCAAATCTGGTGCCTGTTGTTGATTGGGATAACCTGCGCATCTGGGCAACACCCGACGGGGGTACGGCCGAGATCATTTATCACGTGCCGCTGGCGCCGCTTGCCGCGCCGGTTGGCGGCAGCGTGCTTTCAGCTTCGGCTACGATGACGCTGGTTGCTTCGCCTGCTGTGGGCCGGCGGGTAGGTCTGGCTCTCCTGGAGGAAAGTTACTCTTACACCGTACAGGCTGGCGACCAGCTGCCGGCTATCGCAGCCGGCATTGCAGCCGATATTAATCAATCCAGTCAGACATTCAGCGCGAGCAGCAACGAGACGTCGATTGTCGTTACGTGGAATCCAAGAAATCCGAATGCGCCATACCAGAACCTTTTCGGGGCCAATGGAAACCGCATCACGGTGTACGGATTCGCTGAAAATGGCGCGGTCGTTTGGCAACAGCCTTCGGCAAGCTTCAGCGGCGGCCAGTTCCCGTCTACGTATCAGATCACCATTGATTTCGGAGCCCTGAAGGCGCAACAGAACATTCCTACCGATCGCATCCGCAAACTGCGCTGGACCTGGGCTGCTGACTTGCAGACGGCCGCTTTCCAGCAGACGGAGTTTCAGGTTCAAGTTTCAAACTGGAGTGTTTCCGGCAACAACCGCCAGTATTCGTTTGCCGGTCCCGGCAGTCGCCGGATCGAGGACACAGATGCTGCCGTCTCGTACAGTGGTTCGTGGTCGCTCGCCACAGGGAATTATTCCGGGAGTAAAATTCACGCCACAACGAATGCGGGTGATACATGCACGGTAACCTATAGCGAAACGGCTCCTCATGAGCTCTATCTCGGAACGCGCCTGCTTGGCTCCGGTGCAACCGTGAATGTTGAGGTCGATGATCAGGCCCCTGTGGCACTGAACCTCGCTGTACCCCAAGAGGATGTACTGATTCGAAGTCCGCTAGGAAGCATGCAGCCAGGGACTCACACCATCACACTGACTCACGGCGGTCCGCCTGGAAACTCGCTCTTCTTCGATTTCCTGGAGGTCGCGTATCCTGCGCTAAGCCTTCCGGATTTCAACCCGCAGACTCAATTGGCTTTGGCCACAGACTGGGACACGTATCACTCACAATCTCTTCCTGCTGAGCGCACGGCCTGGCTGGTGAACAAACTGGGCTTTCAAGGCAGGTTGAACCACTACACAGGCGCTTTATGGTTCTACGAACTGGTGCGAACCGGAACCCAATATGCATCGGCCACTGTGCCGATTACAGACGCGTTCTGGAACGGCGCCCCTAATGTGGGTTTAGCTCTCGCTGCTCCCGGTAGCTCGACGACGACTTTTTTAGGACATTCGATTATTACCGACGATACACCGGAAACAGTGGCCCAAGCACTGGCGGGACTCATCAATCTGGGAACAAACCTGGTTTCGGCAACCGCCGCCGGCAATCAGCTTACGGTTACAGCGCGGGCTATGGGGAGAGAAGGGAACGAGATCCAGCTTCAATTCGGGCCTGTTATAGATGGGCAAACACTTGCCTCCGTCTCAGCATCGACTCTGTTGAATGGTGGTGTGGATGGTGCCGTGTATGACCTGGATGCGACGGATCCGTTGAACAGCGCGCTGATAGCTGTTGCTGACTACTGGCGCACGGATCTGAGCGCGACACCGCCCATAAACCGTGCTGCCCGCGATTGGCACAGCGCGTACTTCGCGGCCTTAAAGAGCTACGGAATCGAAGCAGTAGCTTCGTTCAGCATGGAATTGATGAATGCTGACCCTTCCGGGGCCGCCGGCATCGCTCAGTGCTATGCCGACGGAACCCCGGTTGTCTTGCACACGCCCTCTGTACAGACCAACTTCTCGCCTGCCTCGCTTGCTTTCTGGACGCAGGTGTACGTCGAAATGGCATCGCTGCAGAATGCTGTTGGGCTTGAGCCATACCTGCAATTCGGCGAAGTCCAATGGTGGTACTATCCCAAGGCAAACGTCAGCATGCCATTTTACGATGCCTACACGCAACAGCAGTTCAAGGCACGGTACGGCGTCCCGATGCAAACAATTATGAGCAATACGGTCGACCCCACAGCTTTTCCGAACGAGACTGCTTTCCTTCCTACGTTGATTGCGGCGTACACATCGGCAATTCGTGGCGCGGTAATCGCTCAGTTCTCCGGGGCCCGCTTCGAAGTGCTCTATCCTACCGATACGAACGACAGCCCGCTCAATGAGCTGATCAACTATCCGACCGCCGACTGGACGCCGGCAAATCTGGCCTGTCTGAAAACGGAGAGTTTTACGTTCACGTCCGCGAACAACCTCGATCAAAGCGGGTATTCGATGGGTGTGAGTGCGGCCAAAGGTTTCCCGAACGGACAGCGCAGTCATCTAATTGGAATCAGTGATGCCTGGACGGCTTGGAAGAAAGAGGCGGATATCGCCCAGTCTGCAGGACTGGAATCGGTCGTTTTATTTGCGCTTGATCAATACTGCCTGGTCGGGTATGCTCCGCCCCCGTTTATTAACAACAGCCGCAGCGTGCGCCTTGCAAGATGA